CAAGGAATAGCGACGCTGCACAGATCAGCTCTGAATGCTTGCGAAATTCTAGCTAAGCAGAACGCCGCCCTGTCCAAGGTGCTGGACGAGCTGATCTACACGATAGATCACGAAGCCGTTCCAAACCTAACGCAGATCATCTCCCGCGCCCGTGCTCTCAGGATGCCGGGTAAATGAGCAAGCGCGCCCTCACCGATCGTGAATGGCTCTACTTCGCCGCCTTCTGGATCGCAGTGCTGCTCGTGCTCTGGGGCGGGGGCTTCATTCAGTGACCCCTAAAACGACAAAGGGCCCACATTGCGTGAGCCCCTTGCGCTCGACGTTATGTCGAGTTATCTTCAATCTGCGGGATGAAGATGGTAAGCACTCTACTCAAATCAGCTTGACGAGTCCACCTGACGGAAATAATCCGTTGGGACCATTTCTTTTTGTCCGCCTCTCTTCCGACCGGGGAAAACAACGGCAGCGGGAGACCGTAGTGCGTTGCTGCGGGATGCCGGTCAAGCGCATAGGGGAGCCGAAGGCGAGAACCCCGAAATACCGGCCAGCCGAAGGGCTGACAAGTAGCTCGTCTGGACCGAGGGGAACACGGATACCTCAGGGATCTAGGATCGGTGTCTCAGTGGAAAGCTGGGATGCCGATGCCTGGACGCTCAGTTGAAGCCGTTGCCTAGGGATCTAGCTAAATACTAGGATAATCATGTCTATAGCTGAGTATGTTTGTCCCGGTAAGTGCTGTGAAGTCACAGTACGTCTAGCCAATAAGCGTCAGGTCAATCAAAGCTGGGTAATCAGTGTCGATGGAGAAGAGCACAGTATGGAAGCCTGGGCTTTGCAGCTCAAATGCTCCAAGAGCCGAATCAGGCACCGAATCGAGCTCGAGCAGTGCTTGAGATCCAAGTCCGTGTACAGGAACGCAGCTCGGTATCAGGCTCAGAACAAGGGGAATGACGTGGGGAAGGGCTGTAAAGACGCGGCGAATCTGTTCTTGAGGCTCAGGTTTAGGACTGTCTAGCAAGAGAAGAGGATTTGAAATGGCCTTTACAGAAAAATGGGATCGACACTTCTTAGCGCTCGCGCTGCATCATTCGGCTCTGTCCAAAGATCCGAGCACTAAGGTCGGCTCTGTGATCGTCGGACCTGACAAGGAGATTCTGTCGGCAGGCTTCAATGGATTTCCGCGTGGCGTTGCAGACACTCCAGAGCGTCTAGCTGACCGCGACACAAAGTTGAAGCTCGTGGTCCACGCCGAGATGAACGCGCTCCTAGCAGCCGCACGGACAGGCATGAGGCTCAAGGGCTGCTCGCTTTACCTTGCGGCCACCGACGACACAGGAGATGTTTGGGGAGGTCCGCCATGCACTCGCTGCGTGGTCGAGATCATTCAGGTCGGCATCGCCGAAATCGTTTCGTATCCGGTCAAGTCTGTTCCGTCACGTTGGCACGCAGATCTGAAGTTTTCACGCCAGCTGATAGACGAAGTTGGGATCGTGTATCGCGAGAGAATTAGAGGTTAGTCGGGGCCAAACCAATGATTAAGCGCGACGCTCTAGACGCCGTCTTCTCGGATCTGATTCGAGAAGCTCATGACTGGACCTGTGCGAGGTGTGGGCGGGAGTTTCCAGATCGAAAGGGCCAAGATGCTCACTGTAGCCATTTCTACAGTCGTAAGTACAATTCCACCCGCTGGTTCCCTGATAACGCGGTACTTCTCTGTGCGTCTTGTCACAGGATCACGACGGATGACCATCATGAGCACGTCAGGCTCTTTGAAAGCCTTCTAGGGGAGACGCGATATGCCATGCTGGTGGAGCGCAAGGCCAAGCTCTTTCGTTACCGTAAAGCCGATAAAGACGCCATGAAGGCTCATTACAAGTCACAGCTCGAGAATCTCAAGGCTCATCGAACGCGGGGGGCCACAGGTGTACTCGCCGTGGCGGCTTATGATTAAGCAGAGTCGCAACCTTTGAGACCGAAACGCTCGTTCCCCTAAGCTGGTGCCGGTTTGACCTAGAACAGCGTGAGATCGACCACGAGGAGTCTTTGCGGGAGATGGGCGCTCGGACCTTTCAGCATGAGTTGAGACGCCAGGACGGCTTACAGACGCTCTGGACGCTCGGGACGGCTTATCTCAAGCCGGCGCATGTGCCTTCGGAGGACGCATGAGAAATTACAGCGGATTCCACATCGACAGGTTCTCTACCGTCGACCATTTGACGAACAAGCAGCTCAAAGACGACGCCACCGTGCTTGCCGTGCTGCGCAAGACGCCACGAGTGTCATGCTTCGAGATGAGCGAAATGAAAGGCGTCTATCGCGCTATACGACGCCTGGAAGCGCTGGGGAAGATCACGACCGACGGCAACAAGCTCGAATACCCGTGGATCGCAGTTACGATAATTGAGCCGCCGTCTCGGGAAGACACCGATTTGGCTGCTCCAATCGGCTCAGTGAAGGACCGATAACTTGTCCTGTATGATTCTTGCATCATCTGGTGCAGATCACCTCGGGTTTAGCTATGGCTACCATCATTCCTTGGCCCAAGGCATTTGTGGCTAGGAACACACACGAAGACTCCGTGGTGGAGTCGGAGCTTCGACGGTGGGGTTTCTGGCTGGGTCTACAGTACGCCTCGGACGGCTATTCGCCGATGTCCACGCTCGTCCAGCTCCTGTGCGGCCGTGGATCTAGGACGGGACATCGGATTTTGTGCCTCGATCCTCCAGCTAGATCCCGTTTCTGGGAGATCAACCGTCAGGTGCTCGAATTGTCACGGGAGCATTACGAAGTCTTGGCAGCCCGGTATGCGTTGCCCTGTAAGACCGATGGCCAGCCATATAGTGGCAGGGAAATTGCACCGCTCTTGGGAGTCTCTGAGCCCATGTTCTGGCATCGCTTGTCCGCTGCGCGCAACGCCTACCGACGCCTAATATTCTCGCCGGTTCTATTGACCCGGATGAACGACAGCCCTAGTATTTCCAAGACTGCCTAACTTTCCCCAAAAATTGCACTAAACCCCGTCACGTACGGGGTTTTTTGTGTCTGGAGGTTCATGCGCCGACTCTGGGTCGTTGTTCTAGCGACCACAATCCTCCTTGCTGTGCTGCCGGTTCAGGGCGGCTGGGTCCGTGGAAATCTCGTCGACCCCAAGACAGGCCATATCCCCTGCGTCTATCAGGAGACGGGCACCAAGGCGGACTCGGGCTATGCCTCCAAGACGACCGCAGCCACGGTCTGTAACGCCTGGAACAAGCTCTTTGCCTTCATGGGTACGGCCGATGCTGTTACCCTGCCCTTCACCCTCAATTGTGCCGGCAATCCTGATGGGGCCTGTGATACCCAATACCCCTGCGTAAAGGCCGATAGATCCGATTGTAAAGACCCGGCCATCCTTACCCTGAACTGTGACAATACGGCCGCCCCGCCCCTTATAGGGCTTCAGACGGGCACAGCTTATAGCGCCAACTATCGGCAGTTCTTCTCAGGAACCGGGGCCGCGACAGCCGTTTTAAGCGTCGTCTCGGTCTCGGGCACCGATGCGACCACGCAATGGTCGATCTCAAGCTCCGGTACGGGCAATAACCTCATCAATGCGGGCTCGGCCACGGGTGCTGGGGCCTTGAAAATTCGGGGCACCGTCAGCGGTAACTCAAAGGACTGCGGTACCCAAAACTGGTCCTATGTCAGCCCACCGACCTCCGATACCACGCCGCCCAATCCCGTCACAGGCATTACGGCCACTCCAGGGACCAATACCGTCACAGTGGCGTTTGACCTCACGAACGACCCCAATGACGGCGTCCAGCGTAAAGGAGTTGCGACCTACAACATCAAGCTCAATGGCTCGATGGTCGATACCTTGGTGGCCCCGACTCCGGGCCTGACGAATGACTTCACCGCGACGGCCATTGGGACTGGAGTTACGGGTTCCGCAACTCAAGCGGCGGCTCCGACAGGGGGTAAGTGGACGGTCGCGACGACCGGAACGGCGGGCTATGGGCTCGAGGGAGGCAAAGACGACGCCTTCGAAGCCGCGTTAGCCCCCGTTGCCGGCACGACTCCCTGCGTCTTCAGTCTCCCGGCTGCTATCCCCAACGTAGCCACCTACAACAAAGCCATCGGGGCGACTATTGGCAATAGCTCGAGCCTGACTTCTGCTCGTCTCTCGACGGTAGTGCTGCGAACGGGGGCGAATTACCTCCTCCAATACAATCTCCGACCTACAGATGGCGGAACGCTCTCCACTTCGAGCTCCGTCGCTCTTACTGGCGTTCCCTATACGGCCGAATGCATCAGCGCCAATGTCGCGACGATCTACTACTCCTATGACGGCGGCTCCTGGACGGTCGGCTTCTCGAACATCGCGATTACCTTGAATGATTCGAAGGTTGCAGGATGTGGAGCAGCAGCAACCAATGACGGTACAACGGGCGTAGCGATTTCAATCGACTTCACCTATTGCCAGGTTACGAATTCAGGTCGTGCCTCTAAGACTGTGAGCACGATGACGGGTGGAACTTGGACCGTGACGGCGCTTGACGCCGAGACGATTCCGAATGAGTCGGCGGCCACGGGTGGCGTTTCAGCTACTCCCAACGTGGGCGGGGCGAGTCTCAAGTGGAATCCGGGTCATTATGTCCGAGCTCACACGCACAATCTTTCCTGCGGTACAAACTGCGATGCTGCTCGCCACAACCTCTATTCCGCTTTCAGTCTCGGCACGGACTCGCATGTCATTGGGACCGAGATCTGGATCGACTGGAAGTATCTCGAGAGCGACGCCGGCAACAACTTCGCCTCCGGTATTTCGTGGCTCACGAACGAGCTCGCCTTCGTCAATACGAACTACCCCGGCAAGAAGGTGGGTGTTCTCATCAACCTCGGGCTCTATGGACCGTCGAGTCTCACGCAGTGCAGCACCTACTACCCGCAATACCTCTGTGACGCGAATTGTCTCTATATGGAAATGTCGGCCGGCGCTTCGGGTGGCTCCGACTCGATGGATCTACTGAAGACGGACTCGACCTGTCTCGGATATTTCACAAGACTACTTGCGGCTTATGGGGCGCAGTTCGACAGTAATGCCACGCTCGCCTTCGTCCGCATTCAGCAGGAGACGGACGACGCGGTGGGCAACGTGGGAATCAGCGGCGCAGCAGAGGATGCTGCTTGGAAGAATGTAGCACTTGCCGCACGTCAAGCGTTCCCAACTACTTTGATCTGGATTCCCCTCAACTGGACGGGTGTGAATACCCCGGCTTCAGTCGAAGCGCTCTTTGCCTACTATAAGTCGATTGCCGTGGGAGTGGGCGATGGCGACACCATACCGGCGCCGCCATCCACATTTCCGTTCGGCTATAGCTGTCCCAATACGGCAACAGGCTGCGTGATCCGGGGACTGAACTCATCCGCTGGAGCTTCAAGTCACGACTATTGCGGTGAGTTCGTGTCGATGAAATCCGTCGAGCTATCTGAAATGGGTTACGGCTCGGTCGGCGGCCATCCTGGTTTGAGTTCGCAACAAGTGGTAGACGTTTCAAACTCCCAAGCTTGTGCGCACTATTTGATCTGGGAGCCGAACTTCAACGAGATATTCGATCGTGGTGACGGTGGGGCTTCGCAGTACTGGAGCGGCGCCACGGGACAGAAGCACATCATCGACACGGTGCCGCTCACGCATTTGACGAAGCCGTCAGGCTATCCGTGAAATGGCTTGTCATTGCCCTCGTCGCGTCATTCATGGCGAGCACGGCTCGTGCAGGTCCGTGGACGCACCATTCAGACGGCACGATCTGCGCAGGCTCTTCCTGCGATAATACTGCGCCCTCGGCTCCGACCATTTCGGCCGGCGATGTCATTCTGATTTATTCGATCGTTTCGGCTAATGGCGCCGCGCGCACGCTCTCTACGCCTGCCGGCTATACGCGCATCGATCCGACGACGATTGATTCAAATACGATCTGGAACGAGCATCTATTCTGCAAGGTCGCGGCGGGCGGCGACACGATGCCGACGCTCGACTGGAGCGGTAGCAGTAATACGGTCGTTCAGCAGGCCGTGACGTTCTCGGGGCCGACGGCTCCCGACTGCTCGACGATGGTGCACGCGAGCATAGTAGGCACGAACTCTAGCGGCTTCTTCTTCTCGCAAACGCTCACGATCACGCACGCTAATACGCTCGTGCTCGCGATCGGCGGCAAGATTTCTGTCGGCACGACTAACTACGACCCTATTGCTTGTCCCAGCGATGTCAACACGGGGCGCATGTCCAGTCAGACTTTAACGACGGACTCATGGCCGCAGACAGCCGCGTGCTACCGAATCGAAACGACGGCGGTGAGCACGAGCTCGGCGAATCATTTCATGCCGGCCGACGAGGACAATAGCGCGCAGTTCTCGCTCGTCATTTCGCTGGATCAGCAGGATTCAGCAGTGCCGACGTTCTCGGTCTCCCCCTCAATCGGCACGCGCACGACGAGCTCGATTCCCGTCACGGCCACGACGGCCTGCACCGATTGCACCTTCTACGGCATCGAGCAGACTGCAGGAGCCGCTGCCCCCACAGTCGCGCAAGTCGTAGCAGGTCAGGACCATACAGGCGCAGCGGCGTTCAAGTCATGTAGCGCTGCTATGACGGCCAATGTGCAGGGCACATGCACGTTCTCAAGCATCACGGACGGCACGGTCAAGGACGGCTACTACGCGCTGAGTTCTACTGGCGGTGGCAATATCGCCGCGAACGTCAGCATCGCGAATCAATACAAGATCCCCGCATTCACGACGCCAGTCAGTGTGGCGTCGATGAATGACACGGCTTACACCACGAACTCTAAGGTTCTGGATGGGCCTGGAACGGTTTATCTCGTCGCCTGTGCGCCCGGTGCTGCAGCTCCCACTGTGGCTCAAGTTGAAGCTCAGACGGGCGGCTGTATACGGTTCGCGACGAGTGACGATGCGACTGGGACGATGGTATTGACCTCGACGGATTCGCCCGCTTATCCGGACTATGACTTGTATGACGTGGGCACCTATGGCGGTCAGCATGAAGCGTCAGTTCATTCGCTGCCGGGTCAGTGCTTGTTCGCTCCCAATGGCTACCAGTTCGTCGCGTGTTCCGTAGGATTGACCTCGGTCGCGGCTAATACGCTATTTGACCTCTACAACACTTCTGGAATCGTCACACTTACTTACTCAGCGCAGACGGCCAATTTCACTCTCAATGGAGTGGTGGTGGGGGCGACGAGCGGGGCCTACGGAACGGTGGAGGCTGATTCCGATGGCGGAAGCTCGGGCACGCTTACCATCAAGACTCTCTCGGGGACTTTCTCGAATGGAGAGACAATCAAGGATAACTATGGCGGCTCTGCAACTGCATCGGGTGCGCCTCTAGCTGTCCATACTATTGCGGTGGGGGATATACCGAGAATAGTGAGCACGGTCAGTCCGTCATCGGCCATTCTTCAAGCACTATCAGACGGAAATTTGAGCTTTACGGCGAGCGGTCGACAAATTGCCGATAGCGGTTTGGTCTTTGATGTGAGCAGCGCGACTTACATGCCTCTCACGCTCAAGGCCGTTTTCAACAATCGTTCACCGACATGCATTCATCCTCAAGATCTAGTGCTCAAGACTGGCGTCGCTATGACGGCTTTCGACGTGACGCAGATTTGCACGGATGCCGATAACGACACGCTGACCTGTGCGGTAGTCTCCAATAACTTACCCACTGGTCTCGCAATGAATGCCACGACATGTCATATCACAGGCACCCCCACCGTTGAGAACGAGGGCGGGGCGATTGTTTTGATTCTCGTATCTGATGGATTCGGCGGCACGGCATTATTACAGCTGACGATTCATCCTGTAACGACTTGGAAACTTCCCGATTGCGTGGCCGCCCCGACTTCACTCTCTGCCTGTGCCAATGCAATTAGAGCGCTTACCTTCAGCTCCGTATTTGTCGACACAACGCTTGCTAACAGTGCGTCGGTCATCGCCGACAACATCATTTCGCAGAGTCCGGCCGAGAACACTGAAATTGCTCCCTTCTCGACGGAGACCTTGACAGTATCGCTGGGCCCAGTCTCGGGCCCCACGACCGTGACCATCCCTCAGTGCATCGGTCACTCGGTAATCGATTGCCAAGTGGAAGTGTTCGTGACTGCGCCTAACGCAAGCGTAGTACTCGGGGCCGGATGCGCTGCAGCGAATGATCATATCTATTCGCAGGGGCCGGCCGTGGGCACGCAGGTCGACGATACGTTTGCTCTAACGGTGTTCTGTCGCTAATGGATTCGATGACCGTCTCGGTTGTTAAGACCGTTGTAAGATCCGGACAGTCGACCTATGCAAATGCGGCGTTCTTTCAGGCGCTAGTTCCGGATACTCCTGATTCGGTTGAGTACAAAGTTGAAGATGTCGCCACGGGCGATCTGATCCGGGCATTCAGTCCTTCGGTCCCGGCTACGTCGAGCTCAGCGATACTCGAGGACGAGGACGTAACGCTTCTTTCTGCAGCTGATCTTAAGGAATACCGAAGGGTCACATTCAGAGCTGTTAAGGGCGCGACGACACTAGAGGAAAGTGCGCTCTACCTCATCACCAATCTAGGCTTTCAATCGATCATAGTAAGCCTTGATTGTGAGGTAAGTCCGACGCTCGAGCGCTATATCCCGCTGCCGTCGAGCCGCATCAGTCGAGTCGTCGAGCTCGACAACTGGAATCCCTAAATGGCTTGGACTTTCACCGGACGATCGGCCGCTGCGGGAGTCAATGCGTCGAACAACGAGAGCGTGGTTCTCAATTCCACTGTCGCCGGCAATTTTATTGGAGTGGCCACCTTGGTGTTCTCCGCAGGTGGTACGGCGCCCACTTCTATTGCAGTGAGTGACAATGTTAACGGCAGCTACATGCAGTCCGCCTACAAAACTAATGGCGACATGGGCTGTGCAATCCATTTCTTTGCAGTGGGGGCGGGTGGAAATCTCACCATCACTTCAGATCCTTCGGGAGCCGTTAGCGACTCTCAAGACATTTGGGTAGCCGCTGCGGAATTCTCCGGTGGTGCGGCGAGTCCGGCGAGCGGGACACCCACCACTAATTCAGGCTCAAGCACGAGCTCAAGTACGGGCTCGACAACCCCAGCCGACAACAATTGTCTGGTTCTAGCTGCGATGGCTACAGATGCGTCGAGCCCCGCTACGATCACTGAGAATGCGGGCTCCGAGGGCTATACGCTCATCTTGGAGAACGAATCTGTTCCGGGTGAGCTCGGATCGTTTGTTTATAAGATTCTTTCGGGAGGAAGCGGTGCAGGACAATCGGAGAGCTGGACGCAGCCGACAGAGGCATGGGCGGCTGTGATTGCTGCGTTCAAGCCCTCCACTGCCACGTTTAACGCGGTGCCGCAGATGACTGCTTGGCGTAGAGAAGTAGGGATCAGCAGGTAATGGGTCGCTTTCTAGAGCAAAACGCAGCCAGTCGGGTCGTTGTGGGACCGATGGTCGATGTCTCGGGCAACCTCCTTACATCGCTCGCCTTTGCGAACACTCAGATTGTCATCGTCAAGGAAGGCAGCGTTTCAGCCGCACGTCATGACACGACTTCAGCCACTTCAGTAGGTCCGGGTCTCTATCGCATCACGCTTGACGCGACGGACACGGACACGCTGGGAACCATTGTCGTCTATGTCTCGGCTTCAGCTGCACTTCAATACGCGTTACAAGCCGAAGTTTGGCAGTCCACGACCTTCAAGCTCTTTTACGGATCAGCTGACCAGATAGCGACGAGTGCCGGCGTCAGTGCGATCGTGACGGTGGTCGTTAAGAATGTCCTGACGAATATGGACATTGCTACGAGCACGGGCGTCAGTGCACTTGTCTCGATTGTCGGCTCGAATGTGGCTGGCAAGGCGCTTACGAACTATCAGGCTCTGACTTCAGCTGCAGCCAGTGCACTCATATCGGTCGTGGTCAAGAACGCTTTGACTCTTGGCGATGTCGCGACCAGTGCGGGTATGAGCGTTCTAGTAAGCACTGTAGCTAAGGGTGTATTGACCAATGCCGATGTGCCGACGAGCGCCAATATGTCGGCAATGGTCAGTGCAGTCCTCAATAGCTATAACGTGGCTTCGGTCGGCGATATTACAGGCGGAGGGGTCGATTACGCCTCAATTTCTGGCCTGATCACGAATGCCTTAACCAACTATCAGGTCATGACCTCCGCTGGAACGAGTGTGCTCGTTTCCGTGGTCGTCAAGAATGTGCTGACGCAAATGGATATTCCCGGCTCGGCCAGTATTAGCGGGGCGATGATCAGAGCCATTAGCCAATGGGAGATCCCGAGCTCCGCCAACTTGAGCGTCATCATCCAAGGCGCATTGGTGAACTATGATGTTCCCACTTCGGGCGATATCAGCGCTATTACGAGTGCTGTGGTTCAAAATGCACTTACTCTCTATGACGTGCCGACAAGTGCCGACATTTCAGCAATCGTCCCCAATGCAGTCTGGAACAAGGCAGCCACTGAGCCTGGATCTGCGCCTGAATGGACGAGCATTGCTCGGGGTACAGGCTTTGACTGGCTCATTGCCCGGAGCTTGAACCGTCACGCACAAACCGCGAATACGATCGAGATCTTCACCTCAGCTGGGACTGCAATAGCCTCAGCCTCCGTCTCAAATAACAGCGTCTCAGCCACTCGAGATCAATGGCGTGGCTGAGCCAATGCTTGCCGATGAATGTTGGGAATGGCATGGAGCCAGAAGTCATCATGGCTATGGCGTGAAGGGTTTCGGCCGCAAATATTATCGAACCCACCGACTCGCATGGGCTTGGGCCAATGGCTATTGGGGCAGGGAATTGCCGGCAGGAATGTCCGTTTTGCATAGTTGCGACAACACCTCTTGTTGCAATCCGGCCCATCTGCGACTCGGAACGCATACCGAGAACATGGCGGACTGTATTGCCAGAGGCAGAAATGCGAATGCTCGCAAGACACACTGTCCGCGCGGTCATAGCTACGCGCTGCATACATGGCTAGATAAGCGCACCGGCAGTCGATATTGCCGGGAATGCGCGCGACTTCAACGCGAAAAGCGACGACAACATGGCTAGCCTAACCAGTCGTATTGGCTTTGCCGATGACTTCGCAGGCTTCGCTATAGCTCAGAATCAAGGGATTGCAGGTTATCTCTGGAACGGATTAGGACTACTCGAAATCAATGAACCCGGTCCCGCCGTCACACAACCGGATTTCCTTGGACCTGTCTTGGATCTATTGGTCACTACGCCTAACGAGATCTGGAGGGAGCTTGTCTAACCCTAGAAAGGGCAGCTACGGCTACCTCCTAAGAATCTCGACTGGCATCGACATGACCGACTTCACGGGCGCCACAGGTCGTAATATTCAGGTCAAGTGCTCTGCCTCTTCAAGCGGTGGTTTTGCTCTAGATTTCAACGCCTCGACGCTCTTCATCGGACAGAGTACGATCTACTCAAGCTCCGAGGGCTTAACCTTCACCAGCGCTCAATGGGTCTATGGTCAGAATATGACGGCTCAAGCCTTCTCAACGGCTGACGATTACAACGTGTGGGTTGAGGCTTCAGCGACGGGCAAGTACTTCATCTCACCTGTCGCTGTTATCACCGTAGACGATTGATGTACGTCAAAGATTCTCCCGAACGCCGCGAGAAGATTCTACAGTTTCTACGGGCTGGACACAGTCTAACCATTGCCGCGGGGAAGGCCGGCATCTCACGCGATGCCTTGATGCGCTGGCGTAAGGCTGACAAGGACTTCACTGATGCCTGTGACGCGGCCGCGTGTGAGGGCCTAGGATCGATTGAGGACGCAATGGTGGACCGAGCCAAGGACCGGGATGACCCTAACGGTTATAACGCCGCTAAGTTCATCCTAGAGCGCCGAGCGCAGACCAAGGCTGAATACGCACCTGTCAGTCACAATCATCCTTTCCTAGCCATCCAGAACAACTACCTGAATCCTCTAGCTCAACTCGCTCCAAGCCTGATGCAGCTCGAGAAGCCATTCATCGAGGGCGAGACGGATAATGGCTGATACCAGCAAGTGGCGGAAGCTCATCACTCGCTTCATGACCGGATCTTGTGATATGCCGAGCTGCATTGAGCCGGCAGTCAATGTGACCTATAACAGCTCATTCAAGGTCGTATCACGACGCTGTCAGAAACACACACAGACCGAGAATCATTCGCAATTGACGCCGACCACTCAGCTTTCATCCTTGCAGCAAGCCTGGGAGAGCTGGGCCAAGCTACAAGGCGTCTCGGATCTCAGCATAGTCTCTATTATGCTCCGTGCCGCGTTCGAGGCAGGCACTGATTTTGGTATCCGCTTTGCCAATCAGCAGCTTGAGTTTGAGCCTGACTCTGAACTTGAGCAGCATGCGAACAGCACTCCAGCTCAGCTAATCCCCAATCCTGAAGTGGGCTAGCGCGACTCTAGCTCGAGCTCTAAACCACTGTATGCACATGTTCTATGCTGCATACGCAGTGGGATACAGAGGTTTGTGGCTTACCTAAGCCCTATTTAACACAATAACGGTTATGCGCACCGACAGTTCAGGATCTCTTTCTGAGCTGGAGTGGGGAATGGAAGTCGCAGAGTCTCATACGCTGACTGGAACAAGTCCGGGCATGAGGTCAGGCTCGCCTCTGCACCAAACAGAACAAAACAAAAAACAGAGCTTGTTAAACAGAAAGTGTTAGACAAGTGTTAGACAATGTGTTAAACATGTCTAACAGGAGGGTGCTTTGACGGGGAGGACGCGTGTTCAGGCTGCTGTCAGTATCACTGAACAGATCTAGTCAGCAGTACGAGTCTCCCCGATTAAAGCATCCTGTCTAACATGGAGAAGCCGGTATGTCGGGTGTGCGGGGCAAAGCATTGGGGAAGGGAGCCGCACGTATTCGAGAAGGGAAGTTCAAAGTTTGTCCCGGTTGTGGAGGAAGGTGGCGGCACGGGAAAGGGCGATTCGCCACGAAAGCAGATCAAGTCGTCGTCTGTGGAGACTGCCGGCTCATCCACTGTCGCTGGATCGACCCGTAAGGAGTACTTGCGTAACTACATGCGGGACTATATGGCCAAGCGTCGAGCTGAGAGGAGGAAGCGTGCCAAGCAAGAGCCTAAAGCAAGCTAGAACCATGAGGGCAGCAGCGGCAGATCCTGAATTCGCACAGAAGGTGGGTATACCCCAATCCGTAGCGAGGGACTTCGTTAGAGCCGATGAGATGAAGAAGAAGATGGGGCCAAAGATGCCGAAGAGCATGAAGGGGATGATGAAATGAGACTTCTAGTTCTAGTAGCCGTCCTGGTGCTTCCGGTAGTGGCTCGGGCGGCCTGTACCTGTACGTGTATGAACGGACATAACCAAGCGATCTGTACGATGCCGGGGGAGCTACAGCCGATCTGTGGACCGGCTATCTGTCCGATTCAGCCCCCGGCGATCACGCCGATTCAGCCCTTGCGGATACCCCCGTTAGGAACCAAGAGCTGTAAGCCTGAGCAGGTTTACGACTACGGGCAACGCAAGTACGTATGGAAGAGCATCTGTCGATGAGTCTTGATTTGAGGGCTGGAACTGAAGCGCTTCTAGCGATGAGTGATGGAAGCACTCGCTATACGATACTGATTGAGGAGACGCCCGAGAAGACCTTTCTCGTTCGTATCGAGGACGGTTGGTATAACGAATACGCAAGGGACGGCAAGTCAATAGTAGCTGGGGTAGTTCGTAGTTCTAATGGGGAAGAAACCCCTCAACGTGGCTTAGACATCGTGGAGATACGTTGGCTTCGTCCGGGGGAGAGTGCGGGGCAGGGGTTTTGGAAGAGCATCTGTCGATGAAGCTCAAGGTCGCTCGCGCAGCTCCCGTGCTGCATCGTCGTAAATGGGAACCAGCAGCGCAGTACCGTCTTCTAGGACAAAGCGAATCCGAACTGGTAATTGCCCTTCCGGGAAGACTAGACCTGGGCACGCTACGGCAGTTGCAGTCTCGTGAGTTCCGATTCCGCCTTTTGGAGTTTTTGTCTTCATGTGGCCGTTCTCAGGAGGATACCTATGGGGAGTATGATCTCGACATTGACGTTACATTCCTCTTCAAGCCGGCGAAGGACATTCCTGTGAAGACTCATCGCAGCAAAGCTAAGCTCGAAGAGATGATAGTGAGCGTGGTCGGGATGATCGATAAGTGAAGGCCCTAATCTCGGGAGCGACCGGCCAAGATGCACACTATCTGGCCGCACATCTCGTGGGTTTGGGCTATCAGGTTTATGGTGGTTATCGTCGCTCTAGCCAGGCTAGTTTACCTGAGACCGTCGAGCCTGTACCGATGGAGCTCACCGAATACGAATCCGTCAAAAGAGCGATCGACCGAGTAGAACCAGATGAAATCTACAACCTTGGAGCGCAATCCCATGTGGGCGAGTCTTTCGGATGCCCTCTATACACTTCAGACGTTAACTTCCAAGGAGTGCTCCGGATACTTGAGGTGGTACGAGGTAGCGCTATTCGGCTTTACCAAGCTTCTACTTCAGAGATGTTTGGCGGTGGTCGGGAGCTTACAGAAGACTCACCGTTCAGCCCTAGAAGCCCATATGCGACAGCGAAGGTCGCAGCGCATCAAATGGTTGGCGTCTATCGCAAGGCGTATGGAGTTAGAGCTTCCTGCGGCATCCTTTTCAACCACGAGAGTCCCTTGAGAGGTAAGGACTTCGTTACACGCAAGATCACATATCACTTGAGCCGCAACGAGCCCTTCACCTTAGGGAACGTCCTAGCGAGACGTGATTGGGGTCATGCGCAGGACTATGTAAGGGCCATGCACAGGATGCTACAAGCCGATCCCGATGACTTCGTGGTGGCCACGGGGGTCAGTCATAGCGTTAAAGACTTCCTAGACGAGGCGCAGAAGCACGTCCCCTGGCAGGCACAAGTGAGCTACTCCAACGACAATCTTCGTCCCTGGGACGTGGAATGGCTCGAGGGCTGTGCGGACAAGGCTAGGGAGATTCTAGGCTGGGTGCCGCTCTATGACTTTGAAGGCTTAGTGGCGGACATGATGGGCCAGGCCCTAGCTCTTGACGTAGCGGCTTGAGACATATCAACGGCGACTGGTGGCCTGACCGAGATCAGACCTGCCATCGCGTGTCCTACGATCTGAACGGGGCGGAGCTCGCCGCCTCTTACTGTGAGAAGCATGATCTTGTCATCCAAGCCGGTGGCAACATAGGGGTATGGCCAAGATATCTTCGAAAGACCTTCGCCAATGTCTGGACCTTCGAACCCTCAACCGAGAACTACCAGTTGATGCTGAGGAACCTCTCTGGTGTCGACGTGCGAAGCTGGAACGCAGCCTTAGGGGAGAGAAGCGGAACCTGCTCGATGAGATTGAATCCCGTGAACTGCGGCGACGATCAGACCATCGAAGGCTCCGAGGTTCAGGTCTGGGCGATTGACGACATGGACGTGAATCCGGACTTGATCTACCTCGACGTTCAGGGGGATGAACTTGCGGTTCTACAGGGAGCCGTCGATACGTTGCAGCGCTGTAAGCCTGTAGTAGCGATCGAGCGAGACGCGAAGCTCGTGAAGCTTAAGGGTGATGCGCTGCCGTTGCTCTTGGCACTCGGTTACAAGACCGTCGAGACCTATGGACAGGACATCATTCTGTCCACAAGACCGAAGCTCGAGCCCGCGCCGCAGAGAAAGCACATTCGGAAGTTCATGACGAGGACGGCGGCGATAAACGCCTGTCGTAAGGCTCCGGACGGAGTCGTAGCAGACCTTAAACGCCTGACCTGGCGCCACAAGAACGGTGCCAAGACGCACTTTGTCGTAGGAGATTAGATGGCCATTCAAATTATGACCCATGCGTCTACGAGCACGCACTACCATGTGGCATTGACCTATCACAGTCCTGATCCCAGTGTGACGGTCTCGACGGGTCTCGCGAACTCTCGGACGCTGTGCATCCCGATTCATTCCGACAACATCCGTTTTACCTTCAACGGCACGTTCGGATCGGGTTCAGCCTCCACTCAGGTCGTGATAGACGTGTGCCCGGACAATAGTGGTGGAGTCTGGTTCCCGCTCCTCACGGTCTCCGCTCCTCAAACGACGGTGCTCCCGCTTCAGGTCGATCACATCGTGAGATTCAGGCACCAATGGACTTCGGCTGCAGCGGGCATGACGAACGCCTCGGTGGATGCTTGGATTGGGTGAGTGCTCAAGTACTCGCCTCAGCCGAGGCAGCTGATCTTTCACCGTACGACTGCGAATCAGATCCTCTACGGGGGAGCTGCAGGCGGGGGCAAATCTCACTGCCTCCGCTGGGATGCGATTACCTTCTGTCTGCAGATACCGAACCTGAATGCGACTTTGTTCAGGCGGACTCTGCCGATGCTCCTGAAGAACCATATCGTGCCTTTGCGGAGGGAGTTACCCTCCCAGATGGGACTGGGCTCCTACAACGAGACACGTAAGACCTATGAGTTCAAGAACGGGTCTATTCTCTCGTTCCAGCACATCGAGTACGACCGAGACACGGACGACATTCAGGGACCGGAGCTGCACTGGGCCGGGGTAGACGAAGCCGGGCAGATGACGCCTCACATGCTCGCTTGGATTCAATCTCGAGTGAGACTTGGTGAAGCCAAGGAGAAGTTCGAGGAGTACGCGCGGCTCTTTCCGGAGGCTAAGCCTTACGTTGAACGCTTACCGAGAATGGCGATGAGCTCTAACCCTGGGGGTGAGTCTCATCACTACTTGAAGGAAGCGTTTATTGATCCCGCGCCACCTGAAACCATCTTCGACGTGAAGACGCCTTCGCTTCTCAGGAAGGGTCAGTTCATCACTAAGACCCGAATCTTCATCCCCGCTAGGATGACGGATAATCGGTTTCTGGATGAGGACTACGAAGCTCAGTTCTCAGGGATGCCGGAGTGGCAGCAGAAGCAGCTGATTGAAGGAGATTGGAATGTCGTACCGGGTGCCTTTTTTGATTGCTGGTCCAGCCACAACGTCATCCGTCCGTTTCGAGTACCTGACTATTGGACCCGCCTATGGTCCCTTGATTGGGGCTTCCGACAACCTTTCTGGATCGGAGAGTGGGTCGTTTCTGACGGCTCTTACGTCAAAGACTTGTCTGGAGATGAAGTCAAGTTTCCCGCCGAATGTCTGATCCTGGTCCGCGAATGGTACGGACAGGAGAAGGGCAATAAGGGTATCCGAATGCCAGCCGATCAGGTGGGGTCAGCCTTGAAGACCTGGATCGAGCCCGACATCAAAGTAGCTGATCCGTCTCTCTGGCGAAGCGATAGCGGTCCTAGCCCTGCTGAACGCTTTGCACAAGCAGGAATCTACTGGAGTCCTGCCGACAATGAGCGTGAAGCCGGCTGGCAAGAGATGTACGCGCGCATAAAGGACAAGATGCTGCTTTCATTCGACACGAACTTTCACTTTAATCGTGTGATTCCCGCTTTGGAGCACGACGAGAAGAAGATTGAGGACGTGCGCAAGGCCGGTGAAGACCATCCGGGTGACGGTGGGAGATACGCTTGTATGGCTCGTCCCTACAAGAAGGAGAAGAAAGAAGTGAAGGAGCCGTACTGGATGCATCCTAGAAACGTTCCGACCTTCAACGAAGTGTTCAAGCGTCCACGTAAACTTGATCAGGAACCGAAGATAATCTAGTGGACATTCAAGCGTTCTGGAAAGAATACGATCTAGCTGAGAAGGAACACCAGAAGTGGAAGAAACGCGCCGACGAAGTAAACAAAAGGTATCGCAAAGAAACCGACTCTGGCGCTGGAGAGGCTACACCTTCGTTCAACATTCTCTGGGCCAACACCGAAGTTCAAAAGCCCGCGCTGTTCTCTCAGGTTCCAAAACCTAACATCCAACGGCGGTACAAGGACGATGATCCAGTCGGCAAGCAAGGTTCCGACGTTCTTTCCCGAGCGCTACAGTTCGTTATGGATGACGGTGACTTTTTCACCTTCGGGGATCAATCGGTCACGGACTATCTGCTACCGGGTCGAACTGTCTGCAAAGTCCGTTATTGCCCCACGTACTCTAGAGTTCGCAAAGCAATACCCGTCGAGCCCCGAGGAGAGCTAGGGCCGAACGGTGAGGATGACAAGCTCGAGTACTACCTAGACGACGAGAAGCAAGACCCCGCCGAAGTCAAGCGCTATCAAGAGGGCTGGTTCGTTGAACGCGACATTGAGGAAGTCGTAGACGAGCAGGTCGAGATCGATCGCTGGCCCTGGGACAACTTCAGACATCAAAAGGCCAAGCGCTGGAAAGATGTCGGCTGGATCGACTACATCTCCTATCTCGACAAGGACCAGCTCAAGCGCACGTTTGGCAACAAAGCTTCGAAGATTGAACTCAGCGTTGACTCAGCCGGCGATGACGGTCACGCAGACGGCGGAGCGGCGAGCCCGACTCATGCCGAGATCCACGAGATTTGGTTCCTACGCGAGCGCAAGGTTCGTGTAGCGGTCTACGAAGGGGATCGATGGCTCAAAGAGGGCGACGACCCTCTAAGACTTCAAGACTTCTATCCGACTCCGACGCCTTTGATGGCCGTAGAGACGAACGACTCCCTGCTGCCGATACCTCTATTCGCGATGTATCAGCATCAGGCGAACGAGCTCGACAAGATCACTAAGCGCATTACCGTCCTCATGGGTGCGCTCAAGCTCGCGGGTCTCTATGCGGGCGATGAGAAGTCAACGTTACAGCGGCTTTTTGAAGCCGATGAGAACGTCATGGTCCCCGTTGCGGATTGGGGGGCCATCAAAGCTGCAGGGGGGGTGAGCGGCCTCGTCGAATGGTTACCCATCGATCAGGTCGCTAAGGTGCTGCAAGCGCTTTTCAGGGAACGAGAAGCGCTTGTGGCGCAGGTCTACGAGCTTACAGGCATTGCCGACATTCAACGCGGTGCCACGGACCCTCGAGAGACCAAGGGCGCACAGGTTCTTAAGGCGCAGTTCTCATCCCGTCGCACACAGACTCCACAGCAGAAGGTGGAGTTCTACTTCAGAGACGTTCTGAGACTCGCGGCCGAGATCATGGCCGAGCACTTCTCGACGGATACGCTTCAGCGCATGACTGGGCTACAGATTCCGCCCCAGGTTCGCCAGCTCCTGCAGGATGATTTACAGCGACAGTACCGAATCGACGTTGAAACCGATTCCACGATTGCTCCGGACGAGGAACGCGAGCAGCAGAACATGGCGCAGGCTCTGGAAGCCGTGACGGGCTTCATCACGGCCATGGGTCCGCTGATTCAACAGGGCTTGCCGATGCAATTAGCCCTAAGCCTGCTCAAGACCTACCTCAGGAAGTTCAACTGGGGGCAGGAAATCGAGAACATGCTGGACGAGCTGCAGCGCAATCCGCCGCAGCCCAAGCCCGATCCTGAAGCTCAGAAAGCTCAGATGGAAATGCAGCAGAAGCAGCAGCAGGCTCAGCTAGATGCGCAACAGCAGCAACAAGAAATGGCGATGAAGATGCAGGAACTTCAGCTCAAGGTTAAAGAAATGGAGATGAAGCTGCAGTTCGAGCAAGCGCAGGCTCAACAAGAACTCATGACGACTCAGGTTCAAGCTCAGTCAGATCAGCAGATTGCTCAGAACAAGGTGTTCCAGCAGCAGGTTGATCACGACCAGAAGCTAAGGCAGGGCGAAGAAAGTCATCAGCAGGCGATGATGCAACAACGAGAGAAGCAGAGTGCGCAGAACGTACAGGTACGATCCAGAAACTAAGACGCTCGTTCCGCTCCACAAGTGGCTCGCCAAATACGGCTCTGCCACCAAGACTCACCACGTCATTCCCGACATTGAACCCTATGTCGCTGTAGCCGGCGACATGGCCGGGAAGGTCATTCATTCGAGAAAGGAACATCGTGAGTTTCTACGAAGGAACAACTTCGTGGAGATCGGCAACGAGAGAGACTACATGACGAGACACGGGGGCATGTCACCCGACAATCCTAATCTCGTCCCAGACAAACGGAGAGAGGAGCAGTTATGGCAGACGTTGAAGAAGACCGAGGAACAGCTCAGGAATCGGAGGTCGTAACCGAGAACTGGGAGTCGGCTCTCCGTAAAGAGTTTGAAGCAGCCAAGGCTGAGAAACCCGAAGCCGAAGCAACGGATGCTCCATCCGCTGAGCCCAAAGCTCAGGAAACCGGGGAAAGTCGGATTGAAGAGTCGGGTAAGACCGATGCCCTTCAGCCGCTTGAGAAGTGGACAGACGACGTTAAGGCGAAGTTCTCAACGCTAGACAGAGATCTTCAGAAGTACCTACTCGATCGCAACTCTGAGTTAGAAGGTGACTACACCAAGAAGACTCAGGAAGTGGCGGAGACGAGGAAGCGCTATGAGAAGATCGATGAAGTTCTAAAGCCCTATGACGAAATCGCGAAGCGGCAGGGAGCTGAACTCGCGCCTCATATTGCGCAGGCGCTACAGCTCTACATGCAGGTTCAACGCGATCCCTTGTCGGTGGTCAAGAACTATGTCCAAGCGAACAGGCTCACCCCGCAACAGCTGGGACTTGTGGGAGCAGACCCTAACGAAGATCCGTCCATTGGCGCGCTACGTTCTCAGTTGGAGCAAACCCAACGAGAGCTAGCGAGTTTGAGACAAGGCCAAGACCAACAGGTCGACGGACAGCTCGCCGAACGACTCCAGGCGTTTGTGAACGCCAAGGACGAGTCCGGAGCGTCTAAGCATCCTCACTACGAAAAGGTTCGCCATCTCATGGCGCCGCTCGTTCTACAAGGGAAGTCCCTAGACGAAGCCTATGAGGCTACGGTCTGGACGGTTCCTGAGTATCGACAGGTGGCAGAGAAGGCAGCTTTGGAGAAGGCCGAGAAGGAAGCGAAGAAGGAAGCCGACAAGGCGCGCATGGAGAAAGTGCGTAAAGCCAAGACGGCTGAGACCCTTCCCTCTTCCGACGCGGACAAGGGTGCGAAGCGCACGAGCTTGAAGGACATCGGTTGGTTGGGTGCCTTGAAAGAAGTCGCGAATCAATCCAATAGGAGTTAACGGTAATGGCAAGTCCAAACCTGGACGAAATCACTACCACGACACTCCGCAACCGTAAGAAAGAGTTCGCCGATAACGTCTCAAAGTCGAATGCCCTTCTCTCGCGTCTAAGCGCAAAGGGAAACATCGACTTGCTGGACGGTGGTCGGACGATTGTCAAAGAGCTCGAATACGCTGAGAACGCTACGTTCAAGTACTACAGCGGGTACGAGCAACTGGACATTTCGCCGAGCGATGTCTTCACGGCAGCGGAATACTCGTGGAAGCAAGCTGCAGTCAACGTATCCTGGTCCGGTCTCGAGAACCGCATTCAGAACGCGGGAGCTGAGCAGTCGCTAAGACTGATCGCGTCCCGTATTAGGAACGCGGAGAAGACGATGTCGAATCAAATCAGCATCGGCATCTACTCAGACGGAACGGGGTCTGCGGGCAAGCAGATCACGGGTCTACAGGCCCAAGTAGCCGACTCACCCACAACGGGAACGGTCGGGGGTATCAATCGACAGAACTTCGCCTTCTGGCAGAACCAGACGAAGACTCAGACCTCGACTGATAACTCCACCGAGCTTCTAGCGAATATGCAGTCCTTGTGGACTGCGTGTAGTAGAGGCACGGACCGGCCTGATCTCATTGTGGCCGGGGCTACGTTCTACAACCTCTTCTGGTCGGGCCTCTCGCCGATCCAACGTCTGAACAGTGCCGACACGGGCGTACGGGGCTTCCAAAGCTTCCAGTTCGTCAATGCCGACGTGGTTCTTGACGGTGGTCAGGCGCTCGGGTCAGCCAACGACTGGGGAAGCGGACTCTCTGCGACGCGCATGTACATGCTTAACACCGACTATATCTACTGGTCCGTCCATTCGGGGACCAACATGGAGCCGATGGAAGAGAAGATGGCGCTGTCTCAGGACGCTTCTGTTAAGCCCATCCTGTGGGCCGGCAATCTCACGATGAGTAATGCCGGTCTACAGGGCGTGCTGCATGTGTAAAGGAGAACACCATGAGTGACACAGCAGTAGGCCAATTGGGTGTTAGCCTTGCCAACACGTATCTGAGTGCGGATCAACTTCCGCACGCGCAAGGTACGATCGTTGACACGGCTAACGGTCGAGCCATCCTCGTGCAAGCTCAGTCAGCGATTTCGCAGTACAACTTGTGTGTATATGCGCCGTCGTCGGCTGCGGCCTCTGCGTCGATCGATGCGTATCCGGCCTCTCTCACCAACGTGTCCGGTAAGCTCTTTGCGGTGTGTCTCACGAGCATTGCGAAGTCGTCTTACGGCTGGCTCCACATTGAGTGCCATAAGGAAGGTCGCATCACGGCGACCACTATGGAGATGGGTGTGGTGCCTTGCCTAACGGCTACGGGCGGTGTGATCGACGACGCAGGCACCTCGGGCAAGCAGCTCGCGAATCTCTGGATTCAGGAGTCTGTCACGTCCGCGTCTGCGCCGCGTGCGATCTGGAGAGGTATCACCCTCGATCGAGACCAATTGGCTTAATAGCCGCAGGGGTCAGAGGCTGGCCCCTGTTTTCTTTGTTCTGTTCTGAAATAGGAGGAGCGTTTTGATTCCACAGAATCTTGCGCCGTTAAAGATACTGGCGCGTTGCGTAGCGGACTTCCCGACGATTCGGGAGCAAGTCAAATACTGTTGCGGCTTGGGACTTCAGTACTTCACCCCGACTCTACAAAGACATGAGCTCGAGGCGGTACTGGTAGGGTCCGGTCCATCAGTCAAGAACGAGATCAAGAACCTCGAGAAGAAGAACCGCGAACGGTTCCCGAATGGCAAGTATCTGTTCTTCGGCATTAAGGGCGGTCACGACTTCCTGTTAGAGAACGGGATAGAGCCGCACTTCGGTATTGCGGTCGATCCGATGGAGAAGATTCACCGCGAGAACTTCTTGAAGAAGGCGAAGGAGTGCAAGTACTTCATCGCGAGTCAGTGTCATCCGACGCTCTTTGACACGCTGATTGCTCGGGGCGAGCAAGTCATCATCTGGCATTTGCTCACTGACAATCTGATGAAGTGGTCTCAAGAAGAAGGCTCGCCGATCTTTCAGCACTACTTCATCCCCGGAGGCTCAACCTCTGGACTACGAACGATTGTCCTGGCCTATGCGATGGGCTTTCGAAAGTTCCATTTGTTCGGCTATGACTGTTGCTTGTCGTTAGCCAAGCCTGGAGATAAGAAGCCGACACTGCGCAAGGTCGGGGGCGAAATCTGTGACGGCAACGACGAGAAGGGCCGTGAGAAGGCCATTGAAGTCTTCGTGGGTGAAGGGACTGATCGTAGAGGCTTCTGGGCCGATCGAGCGATGGCTTCTCAATGCACGGAGTTTCAAGAGCTGCTGAAATCCATGAGCCGGGACCATGATCCCTTCACCGTCAAGGCTTACGGTAGAGGAATGATTCAGCACATTGTCCGGCTCTTGTACAAAGAAGGGTCCGCGACGTGCCGACTGTAGGGAAGCTCATATTTCTACTTTTCCTGATCTATGCCAAGCGGCCCAATAGTTGGTATGGGAAGTCAGCTCTGGTTTTGATTTGGGCGGTTGGTCTGGGCTCTGTAGGAAGCTTGGTTTTAAATAGACAGTGGATTGCTCTATTAGCTGTCGGGCTAATAAGCGCAGCGATCTTCTTTGCGCCAACCTTCCTAAGTTCGTTCAATGCTCGCTATGAGAAGTGGCAAGTTGAACAGCTTAGAAAAGAACTGGTCCGCACGCGATGCTCGCGATAACAACTTTTCCGCCTCAGGCGTGGGACGTGTACGCGAGGACGTGCCTTACGAGTATGGCCAAGTTTTGGCCGGGCTCAGTCCGAGCCTACGTTGAAGGCCACGCTCCTCCGGCAATCAACGGGATTGAGTACCGGCCTCTTTCTTGTCCTGAACGAGACGCCTTTCTAGCACTGCCGAAACCTGATGAACGTAAGGGCTTCTTGTGGGATTCCAAGCGATTCTGCCACAAGGTCTTCGCACAGTTAGACGCCGCGAAGGACGGAGAACCGTTCTGGTGGATTGATGCCGATGTCCTGATGCTCCGTAAGCCGCCGCTAGAGCTGCTAGAGCAGACTGAGGTCGTGACCTTCATGGGCCGCGATTCCTACACAGAGACGGGACTGGTGGGCTTCAATCCGAAGCATCCTGGCTGGCCGGCTTTTGAGGATAGATATCGGTCCATGTACGAAGATGGATTGATCTATCAACTCATGGGCTGGACCGATTGCCATGCGTTTGATTTTGCGCGTCATGAAAGAGGCAAGAACTTAACCCCGAATGGCCGGGGCTTTGACAACGTCATGACTGATAGTCCGTTCGGTCCCTACATGGCTCACTTCAAGGGACCGCTTAAGCGAATGTTAATAGGGAGAGGAGCTTGAACAGATTCACTCAGATCTATTCATGGTGCGAGGCACACAAGCCCAAGGTCATCTTGGAGATTGGTACCTGGAACGGTCATAACGCCGCTCGAATGATGAATGAGATTGGCGACAAGCAGAAGGTTCGATACATCGGCTTCGATCTCTTTGAAGACGGGGATGAGTCTCATGATGAGATCGAGCGCAACGCTAAGAAGCGCTGTACGGAAGCCGAGGTTCGAGAGTATCTAAAGTCCTACACGATCGAACTCATCAAGGGCAACACGCGCGAGACCTTGCCTGAGTACGTCAAGGACAAGAAGCCGTTCGTGGACATGGCGTTCATCGATGGCGGTCACTCACAGGGAACAATTAAGAGCGATCTCCTGACGGTGCTCAACGTCGTCAAAGTGACCGGCACCATTTTCATGGATGATTACTACTACGGCTGTCAGATCCCGCACGTTGGAGCTCAAACTGTGCTCTGCAACATCCAGGCGCCTTACACGCTCCTGCCGATTGCAGACAAAGCCAATGACGGGTCCCTGATCAAGATTGTTCAGATCAACATGAGAGACATACCCCAAATCAACAAGCATGACGTACCCGAGGAGAAGGCGTGGAAGTTCAACCCGGCGGCTTGATCCCGCTCTTTTCAGGTTACGATCCACGAGAGTCCATCGCCTATCACGTCCTGATTCAGTCCGTCTTGCAGACCTCGAGCGTTCCCGTCTGCGACATACCTCTGCATACCTCGATGCTCAAGAACTTCGACGGACAGCAGGACGGGACGAATGCCTTCATCTACTCCAGGTTCTTGGTGCCCTCACTGATGAACTACGAAGGCTGGGCGCTGTATTGCGATAGTGACATGCTGTTCCGTGATGACATCGCCAAGCTCTGGGCACTACGGGATGATCGGTATGCTGTGATGGTCGTGAAGCACGACTACAAGACGCGCTACAAGCTCAAGGCGATTGGTACAGTAATGGAGGCTCGTAACGACGACTATCCGAGGAAGAACTGGAGCTCGATGGTCTTATGGAACTGCGGGCATCCATCTAACAAGATCGTGACGACTGAATTTGCGTCTCAAGCCGGGGGCAAGACTCTGCATCGTTTCAACTGGCTCAACGACGATGAGATTGGAGAGATACCGGCGAAGTGGAACCACTTGGTGGGAGAGTATCCTTACGACGCAAACGCCAAGCTCGTTCACTTCACTTTAGGAAGTCCGTGCTTCGACTACTACAGGCACTGCGACTATTCGGACGAATGGGGCAGCTACAAAGAGCAAGTCGAGCGTGCGGACTGTTTGCGTTTACACAAGGTTGGAGGAGCACATGTCTGAAGGTTTTGACGTTGCGGCCTATCGCCGCGAGCTAAGCGGGAACGATCCCGACAAGGCTTTACTCGTCACGTTCAAGCACGAAGCGGTTAAGCAGAACGACGGCTCGTTCAAGGACGTGGAGTTCATTCATATCTGGATGGGTAACTCAGAGCAGATTGAGCGTCCTGTCACGGAGTCTGACAAGATCCGGTTCAAGTCCAGATACGAAGCCTTCAAGAACAACGAAGCCGAGCCGGTTGAAGGGACGCCAATCAAGATGTGCGCCTTTGCGACTCCGGCTGACGTAGCAGCTTGTAAGTCCGAGCGCATCTTCACGCTTGAACAGCTCGTTGAGACGCCGGACGAACGGCTGCTCAGAGCCAAGCTCGTGAATCTCAAGTACCGCTCTCGCGACTGGCTGGAGGCGCAGAAGCGGCACGGCTATGTGGGCGAGCTCCGTGCGCAGATCGATGCGCTCAAGGCTCAGATCGAGTCCTTGAAGTCGCGGCTAACGGATCGGGGGATCGAGGAGCCGAAGCCCGAACCTGTCGCTGTGGCGCCCAAGAAACGGGGCCGACCCCCGAAGGTGACGACGGATGCCGAGCACGCTACTTGAAATAGTCAACAACATCTTCTTACGAACGGGTACTGCGCCCGTCACCACGGTTGTTGGCAATAATGCGCTGAACACTCGCAAGATACTCGGTTTGGCTCAGATGGAGGGCAGAACCCTTGCGCGCATGGACTGGAAGATCTTGCTCAAGCGTAACGTGTTGACTACCGCATCCTCAGCCGAGACCTATTCATTACCGACTGACTTTGACCGATTCATCGATAACACGCATTGGGCCTTGAGCCGGCACAATCCGATGGACGGACCTGTCACCACTCAGAGATGGCAGGCGAACAAGTCGGGAGTCGTGACTATTGGAGTCTTTGAGCGCTTCCAGGTAAGAGCCGATGCGAACAGCAACCGAATTTTCCTTGATCCCGTTCCGACTTCAGCAGAACAGTTCACGTTCTACTACGCAACGAACACCTGGTGTCGTTCACATGGGGGTTCACGACAGAATCAGTGGAAAGCAGACAACGACTGCTTGTTACTTGATGATCTCGTCTACGAGCTCGGACTCGAATCCCGCTGGCTCAGAACCAATGGCCGGCCGTTTGAAATGGTGGCCCTAGAATACGAACGCGAGAAGCGCAAGGCATTTGCTCGTGACGGTGGCCTAGCTGATCTCTCAATGGCGCCGCCTTCGGATGACTTCGTGCCGCTAGCGAACGTGGGAGAGACCGGCTTTGGCCCGTAATGAGATTTCGGCTCCCGCTCCCTTCGGAGGCTGGAATACTCGCGATTCCCCGTCAACGATGCCGGCACAAGATGCGGCCATCTTCACGAACGTCATCTCCGATGAAACGGGTGTGCATCTAAGGAACGGCTACTCGCGCTATCTCCAAGCCGGTTCCGGGCCTGTCGATTTCCTGAAGCACTTCGATACCCCGTTTGGGCAGCGCTTCTATTCTTGCTCAGGTGGAACGCTTGCAGACATCACGACGGGCTCAGCCGTCAATCTCAAAACGGGCGTCTCTAGAAACACCTGGAACGCCGCAGCCATGAATGGTCGCTTGGGCATGGTCAACGGCTCGGACGATCCGATCTACATCACCTACAGTCCTGCGGCGGGTTCGGTCTATTCGCCGCTAACACTGATTGGTGTCGTGTCGCCGGAGTCGTTCAAGATCATCCATGTGTTCAAGTCCCATTCTTACTTTGCTACCGGGACTGAATCGGCTTTCTACTACTCAGCCGTGAATGCTCTAGGCGGAACGCTCACGCGGTTCCCCATTGACCGTGTCTCGAGCACGGGCGGGAACGTGGTAGATCTCAAGAGCTGGACGGTGGATGGGGGTGCAGGGCCTGACGACTACTTCGCGATCTTTCTCGACACAGGTGAGGTTCTTGTCTACCAAGGCAGTGATCCCTCTAACGCTAACGATTGGGCGATCGTCGGTCGGTATAGCGCCGGCAAGATCATTGCCATTGAGCAGTTCTCAGGCCAGATCCATGCTGTTACGAGCTACGACTACAACGTCTTTCCTAGAGACTTTCAGACTCAGGGGCTAGCGCCGCCGTCAAAGCTCGTGGGAGCGGCTAAGGACGCTGTCAGGAACAAGGGCGGCCTCGAGCGCTGGCAAGTGTTCTTCGTGCCTTATATGGGACTTCGTATCATCAATGTCCCCCAAAGCGTGCAGACCTACTATCAGCACGTCTTGAATCTCAACAACGGCACGGCGTCACTCTTCACAGGACTGAACGCCACGCGTTGGGAGATCTTCAATGGACAGCTCTACTTCGGAGACGTATCGGGTTACGTGAACCGCTATGAGGGCAGTTCCGACAACGGAGCCGCTATTCCGTGGGAGATCGCGACCGCCCCAAATAGACTCGGCGGCGGTGCAAAGGTGAACGTCCTCGAATACCGAACTGTCGTCACAGGCGACGGCACCCTCACGGAGACGACGGGCTTAGGCTATGACTTCCAGAGACCGGAGTTCGCACAGGACAGCACCACGGACGCTCTAGGCACTCCCTGGAACACGTCACCGTGGGATACGTCTCCCTGGAGCCAAGACCCGCAGACACGTTCTGAATGGCTCACAGCGGTCGGTTCAGGTCAGTCAGTGCAGCTCTACTCTCGAGGCTCAGTCAAGGGCTTCCTGCCGAACTGGCGAGCGATTGACTATGCCTTTGAGCCGGCGGATATCCATTGATCGAGTTTCCAGCGAGTGAGGCTCGCAACGCCTTTCTTAAAGCCTGGATCGAACAACGCCTCCAATCAAACCTCGGTCAGTGTGCGTGTCTGGGTGTGTGGCGTGACGAGAAGCTCGTCGCGGTCTGCGCCTATAACAATTACAAGACCTTCGACATCGAGCTGAGCTTTGCTGCGGATTCCCCTCGTTGGGCCACTAAGCAAGTGGTCACTTGGCTCTTGAGCTATCCGTTCGTTCAGCTCAAGACGCAGCGCATTACAGCGCTGGTCAAGAAGTCGAACCGTCGAGCTCGAAAGCTGCTAATGGGCGTCGGCTTCAAAGAGGAAGGCTGCCACCGACACAGCGCAGCGAATCTAGAAACAGTATTCAGTTACGGACTACTCAGAACTGAGTTCACGGAGAGATACCTAAGTGGGATCGAAAAATCAGCCGACGCCGCCGCCCGCGCCTGATCCTAATCAGATCATCGGTGCTGAGGCTCAAGCGAATCGGGTCAACCAGATCACGCCTTATGGATCGCTGACTTATTCAGGCCCGAACAACAACACTGCAACTCTGAATCTGAGCCCGGAGGTTCAAAACCTCTTGGGTACTCAGATGAACATCAGCCAGGGGTTATTGGGCCAAGCGAACTACCAAGCTCAGCAACTACCTCAGACGAGTCCCTATGCGGCGTTCAGTCCGGGGAGTCAAGCTCCGGGTTTGCAGACGGTCTCTCAAAGCCAGATCCCAGGCGTCCCGCAGTTGGGGCAGGTCGGCGTCGCTCCTCAGCAAGTCCCTGGACTCCAGACTTCTGTTCAGGGCTTGAACGGTCTACAGACGCCGCAGCTACAGCAGCAGATTGGCGGCCTCAACTTCGGTGGAGCAGCACCGCTACCGCAGAACTATCAGGGCTTCAATCAGAACGCGGCGAATGCGTTCTACAACAATTCCGCTGGATTATTGAATCAGCAGTTCAACCGCGACCAGAACGCGCTCGATCAGAAGCTAGCCAATCAAGGTCTACAGGCGGGGTCCGCTGCATTCGGCGATCAGTACAACCAGTTCCTCACGAACAAGAATCAGCAGTTCGGCAATCTCGCGAATCAAGCTGTGATGTTCGGGGGGCAAGACGCCTCACGTCAGCTCTCGGACATGCTCAACCTGAGAGGCGCTGGAACGAACGAAGCGCAGGCCCAGTTCAATGCTGGGCTGACACAAGGTAGCTTCGGCAATCAAGCAGCGCTCAGTCAAGCCGGCGTTCAGAACCAGAACGCATTGAGTCAGTTCGGTGCGGGACTTCAGCAGGGACAGTTCGGCAATCAGGCTCAGCTCGATCAGTTCGGGCTTGGTACTACAGCACAAGGTCAAGCTCTACAGAATCAGCTCTTGGGCAATCAAGCGATTCAGCAGCAGTATGGAATGCAGAACCAGCAGTTGCAGAATCAGCAGAGCGTCGCCGCTCAGAACAATGCTCTTCGTGGTCAAGCCTTCAATGAAGCCGGTACTGCGAGAGATCAGCAGTTCAATCAGCTCGCGGCACTACTCGGACTCAACCAAGTGCAGACGCCGCAGCTAAATGGCTTCTATACCCCGGGTCAGGTTGATGCGGGCGGGGCTTATGCATTGCAGCAAGCGGGCCTACAGAATAACTACAATCAGCAAGCTAACAACGCGGGCTCAAAGAAAGGATCAACGGCGAATCTAGCCGGTACGCTCGGCGGTGCGGCAATTACGAAGTTTTCCGACAGTCGACTCAAGAAGAATATCACGAAGATCGGCAGCTATAAAGGCCATAACGTCTATTTCTGGACCTGGAACAAGATCGCAGAGACGCTTGGCCTCAAGGGTCATTCCTTAGGGGTTCTCGCCGAAGAGGTTCCGATCTGGCTCGTCGGCATGAAGGACGGCTACTTAGCTGTTGATTACGGGGCTCTGTAGATGAGCTACCTGCATGATGTCTTTTCCTTTGAGAAGTTCAATCTCAAGGACATGCTTGGAAAGCTCAAGGAAGATCCATTACGTATTCCACTCGGCGCTTTAGACCCTCTCAGCACGGGGGTCTGGAACAAGATCCTCGGTAAGAACTGGGAGCCGATGGTCGATCAGTTCGGAGGCGCTTACGGCGGCAATCCGGTAACAATCGGTGACACGGGACAGGGAGTCTACGGACGAGCTCAAGCGGCGGGGGTGCCCACGGGTCCCGGGTCTCAGATGCATGACGTGGCTCATGTTCTAGCCGGGATGCTAGCGGGGGGTTACGGCGCTTCGCAGATTCCTGGCATGGGTAGTGCCGGAGGACTGCCTAATCCATTCGGTGGGCAACAGCCTCAGGCTTCTCAGGATCAGAGTAAGCAGTATATTCAGATGTTGTTAGCTAGGGCTTTGAGGGGACAGCAATCTAATGGCGTTTAAAAATCCCTTTGCTGGACGTATGGCGACGCAGCTGCAACTTCAGATGCAGCCCAATCCCCAGCGGTCGATCTTCATTCAACAGCTCATGGCTCGAGCTCTACAGAACAACGGCCGGCCGTCGAGATCCATTGCTGAATCGGCCGATATCGCATCCGCACCGATCGTTGCGGCGCTTCTCTCTCGACAAGATCAGAAGTCGGCGCTGGCTAAACAAGCGCAGCAACAGCAGCTCGCGAATCAGCTCGTCGGCAATCAGATGCGGACCAATATTCCGCTTGAGAACCTGCCTAACGATCAAGGTCAGCCGCAGGCTCCTGATGTCTATTCAGTGCCGACCGAGGGACCAACAGGTGCAACGCGACAAGCCCTTGCAGGAATGCTCGCGCAGAGTCCTGAGGCAATGGGACAGATGGCTCTTAGTCAGCTCATGCCGCCAGCTCCAAAGCAGTTGGCGCCGATGAACGTAGGAGCTGGCGGGGCGGTCTACGATCCAAATACTAAACAGCCTCTCTTCACCAATCCGACCGTCCGAGATCCAATTGAGCAACAGAGGCTTGATCAGCAGAACAAGCTAACCCAACAAGCCCAAGCCGAAACCGAGCGCCATAACCGAGCGACCGAGGCTGCAGCGGCGGCGAAAAGTGGCACTGTGGATACTTCAGATCCAGTCGTTCAAAGCTGGGGGCAGGCCGTTCTGGCTGGTAACGCGACTATGCAGCAAGTACCTAATCAGCACAGAGACTCAGTCTCGATGCTGCTTACGCAAATGCCGACTAGTGCTTACTCGCCGCAAGCCGCTTCTCGTTTCTCAATGGCTGCGAATCGTATCTCGAGCAACTACATCAAGCTGCCTCAGTACGAACTCACAGCTAACGGCTTGCCCTATCTGCAACGAATTGACGCAGCGCTCAAAACACCGGGTTCCGTGTCCGATCAGGACTTGCTCGACTCATTGACCAAATTGAACACGGCGGGGAATGCGATCACAGATGCACAAGTGAGGCTCATAACGGACGGTAAGTCATGGGCCGACACTGTGAATACGATGGCGAACAAGTTCCAGAACGGCGGAGTTCTGTCTAACAATCAGCGCGAACAGATCCACACCATAGCTAATGCAATCTTCAACAACTATAAGAAGGGTTATCAGCCGGTCTATGATCAAGTCACGAAGCAACTCAAGGCAAGCGGCATACCAGAGGCGTTCTGGGGCATTCCTGATCTAAACAAGCTGTCGGATCAGGCTCAGCAGCAGCCCAATCCTAAGCAGCAAGCCGCGCCTCCTGCTGGGTTCTCCGGTCCTCTGCAGCAGAACAATGATGTAACTAAGATGACTGACGAACAGCTCAGAGCGCTCATCAATGGCCAGTAATCCAGACGACGTTCGAAAAGCTGCGATGGTCGAACTTGCCAAGCGTGAACTCGCGCGCAGACAACAGGGCCAACAACTCACGCCAATGCAGCAGATCGGAAACAGCGCAGCCAATCTCTACCGAGGCGTTGCGTCTGTACCGAATATGTTCCTAGACATTCCTGCCAATCTGCACAATGTCATTGCTCCTAATTCGCCTCCTTGGAAAACCGAGAGCCAGAAACAGAATGAAGCTCTAGCATCGTTAGGAGTCAAAGAGGACACGAGTAAGGCGGGCCAGGTCATTGCTGCAGTCAATAGGGGTGTCGGCGGTGCAATTGGTGGGCTAGGGCTAGGTGGAGCATTGGCTGGATCGACAAGCCCGACAATTGCAGGACTTGGCTCTCAATTAATGAGTCAGCCTATGACTCAGATCGCATCGGCTGCGAGCGGAGCCGCATCGGGTGATGTTGCCAAGCAAATGGGCGCTGGGCCAATAGGTCAGACCGTTGCAAGTCTCGCGGGCGGCGCCGTTCCAGGTTTGGTCTCGGCTGGCTATCAGGCCATGACGCGACCACAACCGGGGAATGTATTGGGCCAAGAGGACGTCATGCAGATGTCCAAAGAAGCCTATAAAAAAGCTGAAACTTCTGGCGCTAGCCTGCCGGCTGAAGATTTCAAGACCTTCGCTGAAAAGTTGGGAGCAACTTTAGATAAAGATCCTAACTTTCATCCCAAGCTAACTCCTCGTGCGGTTGTTCCGTTAGAGGAAATCTCAAAAACTCTAGATTCTGGTCAGCCCGTTTCGATGATCGACGCAATGCGCTTGCGTGGCGTAATGAAGCTCGCCGGGTCCAGCCCAGATCCTAACGAGCGGCGCATTAGTCAGTTGATGATCGACAAGTTAGACGATCTAGTTAGTAATTCTGATGCGTTTCCAGAACAGGCCAGAGGCTTCTATCGACGCGCCATGAATGCCGATATGGTCGATAGCATGGTGCAAAAAGCTCAGGACAGTGCAAGCAATTATAGTGCATCGGGATTAGAAAACTCGATACGCCGAGAATTTCGCAATTTTGTCAGAAGCGATTCAAAGATGCGTAAGCTCACAGAGAGTGAGCAGGACGCTATGCGTCGGATATCCCAAGGAACCATATTGGGGAACATGGCGCGGGCTCTTGGTCGGTTTGCTCCGCGAGGGCCTGTGTCAGTTGGAGCTGACTTCTTTATAGGCGGCGCGACGCCAGAACGACTCGCATTGGCCCTAGGCGGAGAAGCGGGTAGACAGTTAGCTACTAAGTCAACGGTCAATAACGTCGCCTTGGCTAGGCAACTAATGCTAGGCGGTCCGTTGCAGCCACAGCCGCCGATTAACTGGCCGGTCTATGGACAGCTAGCGGGCGCGCTCAAGAACCAAGGTCGGTAGGAGACATCATGGGTTGGAACGGTTCAGGCGGCTACACGCGCGCAGAGAACTTCTCGGCCGATAGTTCTGCCGGCATACGCATCCTCGCCACTCGCATGGACACGGAGTTCAACGACTTCGCGTCAGCGATGACTCTAGCTCTGACTCGAAACGGTCAGAACTCCCCGACCGCTAATATCCCAATGGCCGGCTTTAGGTTGGTCAATGTCGGAGCGGCGGCGAGCGCTGAGGACTACATCAGGGCCAAGGAGTTCATTCGCGATATCCCGATCTACGCAGTGGAGCACGCAGCCCTCACGACTGTCGTCAACGCTTCCGTTCCTTACTACGCCAGCGTATCAGCGGGCCAGTCGCCTCCGGACGGGGCTAGGCTGAGAGTGCTACTCGGTGGCACGAAGACCTCCGTCAGCTGCGATATGTTTCTCTTCACGCCGCTCAATACGAGCGCAGGGGGTCAGGCTCATCGAGCTCCGATCTGGACCAGGGGTCGCAAGTTCGATCCAAATTCCCTGCGTGGCGGACAGGTCTATGACTTCGTATACGACGCATCGGCGAGTGGTTGGAACACACTTAACCCAACTCCTGGCGGCGCGCCTTTCCAGGTCATAGGCAAGGTCATTGACGCGACCGGCCTTGTAGCAGGCCGAGACACGGCCGGTTCTGTGGCCGTCTATTTTTCACGTAATGGCTCTCTGCTCACAGTAGGTACGGGAACGACATTTTCAGTCTCCTGCTCGATCAGCGGGAGATACTTTATCTTGTCTGCTCCGGGTGTGACTTCGCTAACCTCCGGTGCCGCGACACAAGCTGTGGTTCCGGTCGCAGTCAAGGACGTAGCCAGTCACACTTGGACAGCTAAAATTGGATTGAACGCGCCGATTGGTGTAGGACAGATCGTCATCGACCGAATTTGGAACGTAGATAACACGACGGTGAGTGCAAACGTCACGATTCGTGTAGGCCCCTTCACAGCAGTTTTTGTGAACAACGGATGATCTACTTACTTCCTGCCATCTTCCTCACGGCCTTTGTCCTAGCCGTGGGCTTCTTCACTTGCATGACCATCCAGAACGCGCTCGAGCAGGGCGTCTGGGTGCCTAGATGGGTCATGCTCATCGGCAAGGGTCTCTATCCGGTCGCAGCTCTAGCGGACATCGCGTTCAACTTCTTCATCGCTCCGTTTTTCGTCATACACGATCTACCGCATGGAGTGACGTTCTCCAATACGGTCCAATGGTATGTCGATCATCCTGAGAAGCGCTGGCACGCCGGCGCATTGAAGTATGCGAACTTTCTGAATTTCGTCCGCAAAGATCACATCAAGCGAGTCACCTAATGGCCCTTCCTGGGAAACCTTTCGTCAAATTCGCCGGCATCTTAAAGCAGATCGCCCCTACGCTCCTGGCTGGTTTGGGTGGACCTGCAGGCGCCTTGGTTGGAGCGATCGTCAAGAAGTCGCTTGGTGATCCGACCATGACCGATACGGCCATGCAAGATGCTGTAGCGGCCGCGACGACTACGCCTGAGGGACTCGAGAAGCTAAAGCAGATCGAGGCGGACCTACAGAAGGCCGAGCTCGACTACCAAATAAAGTTCGAGGAGCTTGAGGTAGAAGATCGTGATAGTGCACGTAATCGTCAGGTCACACTTCGCGACACGATGCCGCAGCAGGTTTTCTACCTGACTGGCTCCGGCTTCGTCCTAGCCTTCTTCGCGATCCTCTTCCATGGGCTGCCTGCCGAGGGCTCGGCGATTGTGCTTACTATGGTCGGTACTCTCGGCACCGTGTTCGTTTCGGCTACGGCCTATTTCGTCGGTACGACTCGCTCGTCTGGCAAAAAGGACGACACAATCGCCGACATGGCTAAAGGAACCTAGGAGGTTCTATGTCGCTCATCGGAATCGTTGTCGTCCTGCTCGTCGTCGGCGTCATTCTCTGGGCTATTAAGCAGCTCCCCTTCATCGACGCGACCATGAAGAAGATCATTTATGTGCTCGTCGTCGTGGTGGTGGCGCTCTGGCTCGTGAGCGTCATCTTTCCTGGAATAGTAGATATTCGGGTGCCGACCGAACGTGTCCGATGATTGGGTCTCACTTAGAGACTATGTCGACGCTCGATTTAATGCTCTTCAACTCGCCATAGAAAAACAAGATGTAGCATCCGAGCATCGCTTCACGAGCATCAACGAATTTCGAGCCGTTCTAGGCGATCAGCAGCGAACCTTCATCAACCGCCGCGAGCACGATGCGTTACTCGATCGGGTAACGGTACTCGAGAGAGGCGCCGCCAACTCAGCCGGCAAGAATAGCGGTATCACCGTCGTTTGGGGGGTGATCGTATCTGTAGTGCTGATCGCCATCGCAGTCGCTGAGTTCATATGGAAGCACTGATATTGCGTAGCGGCTGCACATACCGGACACTTCGCTACGCGAGGGGCGGTTGGAATATAACAAATGGTCCACCGCGAACGTCATCACGAATCAGAAAATGAAGTTGACGCCGACTATAAAGTCGGTGCTCAATACGCGCCAAATATAAGACTCCAACTCCCTGCCGGCCTCGGCAACGGAAACTTCAAATGGCTAGTAATCCTCCTGCTCGGAGTCCTGACATCGACATTCGCGTACCTATGGGTAACGAAGGAGCAGCACGACGAGAAAAAGGACGACCGGATCTCGACCCTAGAGGGATGGAAACAGCGAGTGGACGAACGCCTGGACTGGATGCAGAAGGAGATCGAGCAGAACCGGAAATGAGGGACTCGAACAATCATGTTCAGACGGTCAGTCAAGTCAATCAGCTCAGCAATACCGTTCTCCTGTTCGCCCTCGCTATCGTCGTCATCTCAATCGCAATGGCGGCTTATGCCATCGGAGTCGCAAACCAAGCCGAGAGACAAGCGCAGAACGCCGAGCGCGAGGCGCGACTCTCGATGGACAAAGAAGAGATCGACGCGAGTAACATCGCGGTCAACAAAGCGCTGATAGAGTCCTACGGCATCGCAAAGATCGTTCAACAGGAGAAGGCACATTAGTAACGGTACCGTGATCATCTGTAAGGGAGTCGGCGACGTGTCATGCAAGAACACGGTTGCGCTTCCGCACTATGAGAATGCGATCGTCACCATGGCGATTAAGTTTCCCGAAGGGATTGAGGCGTGGAAAAAGAGCTTCGTCGTCTCCGTGATTGAACGCCACGTTGAGGCTATCCAGCGGATCTGTGCCGATGTCACCGGCGGCACACCCTACGAGTTTACGGGCGACCCGAACGCACTGCCGGAGTGCGGGCCTTAGCGCGGAGTCTCGTTCGGACAATGACCTCTATTGGCAAGCGCGGTCTCGAGCTAGAAGCAAAGCTCGAATCAACTCCTTGAGCTGCTCTTGGTTGGCGCGAACGTCCAGGCCGTAGCGGTCTTCCCAGGCCTCGAATACCTCGACACAGCGCTGCTCCAGCTCATCGGGGCTCTGTGGCTCTTCAGCGCACTTCTGTACGGGTTTCTCTACGACTAATCCGGCCAGGGCGATCTCGAGTTGGTCGTAAAGGTCGATATCACTCATCGGCGACGACTTTCCGCAATCCTCGCATTCCCATGTAGTCGTCTCCAGCTCCTTTCTAGCGTCGCGCAGAGCATTTAGAGCAAAGGATAACCGGTAGTTCTCGCGGCCACCCTCGATCATCGCGTTCTGCTCATGGATGCGCTTCTCGTATGCGTCTAGCTTGAACAAAAGCGACTCAATCTCGTCGGCTGCCTCTACTGCAATGGAGCCCAGCCAGTGCTCGCTCGCGAGCCTAAGCCGATTTACCAGTGGAGATTTCGGCTTGTGGTGATAGCTCACTTCACGTCTCCGCTTCCAGTAGGCACGTACCCTTGAGTGCCGGCCAGCCCCATGTCTATCAGCGGTTTGCCGCATCGTTCGCAGCGCCAACAGATCATGGTCTCCTTACGCGGCCGCCCGTCCTCGACAACTAGATAGGGACGGCTATCTAGTTTGCCGCGATGGCCGAATAGGTAGCAGACCAGCTCTTTAAACACTTCTGTCTCCCGAGGACTAATTTCCGTCTTCCGAGTAGAACCAAACGTTCGCGGGATTTCGTGAATCCCAGAGTCGATGAGTTACGGCCGACACCTTCTCTCCTGCTACATGACTCGCACAATCGAAGCATACGCCGCAACGTAGATCGTGGCGTTCACGGCAGATGCGACACTCACCTATCTGCGCGATCGCTACATAGACGCGCTCTCCGTCGGTCTCAGCGGCGAGCTTGGCGGCGAAGTCCGGATCTCTCGAATCGAGCACCACATCGAAACGCGGATCGTCCTTATTTAGCGGCATGGTCTTCCCGATCCAGAGCAGTAATTGCGCCGCGTAGCATCGCGTTCTCGTCTCTAAGCAGGACCAGTTCGCGCAGCTCGCCGGCCGGATCGCAGCGCGACTCTAGATCGTGAACGTAGCGCCTCAGAGGCTCCGGCAGCGCATTGATGTTCTCGGCCGTCGGGAGCCACTCGTCATCGACGACGGCATGTTCTAGACGCTGGTGATTCAGCCAGTCGCCATATTGCTCGAACGTCGCACCGCACTTGCAATAATTCATGTGGACTCCGAAGGGGAATACTTTGAAACGTAGGCCCGCAGGTATGAGGCGAGCTGCGAGTCGGTGACGTAGAACGGATCGCTCCTGTCGGTCGCGTTCACGATGAGTTGGCAGATCCGAAGGTGCGGGAACTTGGCGATCGCGACCGCGAGGACGGTGATCGCTTCGGTGCTGTCGCTATGTTTGCTCATTCCCCTACCTTCGGCGCTGCCGTTTGAGATACTGAGCGATCGCAGTAGCGCACTTCGCGTACATCTCGGACCGCTTGTCGTAGTCGATCGACCAGCCGATCGTCCAGCCCGTGTGCCGCTCGATGATCCGCGCGACGGCTTTCTGTTGTCGCTCGTTTAGAATCACGCGCCTTACCTCGTCAGCGCCTCTAGCGCGCGATCGATTCGACGGAGCACTGTAGATTTCCGCTTGCCGCTGATGTCATGCGCCGCAAAGAACAGGACACACTCCCAAATCTCATTGAACGGCATCACCGCGCACATCTCCATGTACGGATAGTCGACTCGATCTGACTTTTCGACTGCGCGCCTCATGCGCTTCAGAATCGTCGCTGGCCGTGGTCCGCGATTCATGGCGTTGATTACTCCCTACGAAGCATCAATTACCTGGACGTTCGTATGCGGCCCATAGTTCGAGCGAACGTTCGCCAGGATCTCTTTGACTTCCTCGATCAGCACGTCGCGATACACGCAGTCGATGCCGGCCTCGGTCGCATCGAACAATGTCGGCAGCGCGGTCTCTAGCTTCGCGAGGTCGCCTTCGTAGATTTGGAATAACTTCATAGATTCCTCTGCGCTAGTCAGAGCTTTAGATCGAACCGAGCTCGATTTCCACAAATCGCCTCGGCGCGATATGGAGCCTCGCTGCCGTTGACATAAAGACTAACTTCGGCAAGGCCGCCATTCGTCTCGCATTTGTCGGCGCCCTCGGCCCAAACGTGTGAGTTAATGGCGACGCGACCGCCGCAACCGGAGAGAACTAGTATCGTGACGAGAATTAGCAATCTGCCCATGTCAGAACCCTAAGCTCTAATCTTCTCAACATGAGCCGCGAGTAGTTCCTTCTCTGCAGGCTCACTCCAAACGACGCCTTTTTCTGTTCCCACGGAATAGACAAGCTCAATCATCTCCGAGAACTCCTCGCGATTCATTCGGCTCGAGTGTCCGCCAATCACCACCAGCCCACCGTCGAGACCCGGAACCAGCCGCTGCTTTCTGATCGCAGCCGTAAACAAATCCCGCCAGTCCTCCTTGGTCAACTTCACGCCGTTCCACTCAACCTGTTTCGAGATGTCTGCTAGAGCAGCCCAGTAACGGTCGTTCTGCTCCTTGCTACGTCTCGGCCGGTCCACATACAGCGCCATCGGTCCACCGGGTAAGCCCATGCGTAGGAGCTCGCTCGCCCACTTAAACGCAGGCACTAAGTCCTCGATGGAGCTGACGGTGAACTCAAAGCGGCTCATAGCCATCCTGTCGCTCTCGCACCCAAAGATCCCATTCATTCCCGAGGTCTGTGGACAGCGGCGATTCCTCTAAATATGACCTCTGCGCACGCGGGCACAATGGCGTTACCCAATGTGCGACGTCTGTCCACCCAGTCGGGAACCCCATCATCTGTTCCCAGTCGTCTGGGTGAAGCACTCCAAGACTCTGCAAGCTCTTTCGCCACTTGCCCACCCTCCCGGCCCCACCACCGCGACAGCTCCCGTAGCTGCTCGCTGTCGGCGTGGGCAACCAGCCACCCTCTGGCTCGCTCATGGACCGCCCCAACGTCTGCGGCTGACACTCGAAGCGGCAGGCTGGCGTACCCTCGCTCGTACAGGCGGCGCCGCAGTTCGGGCATCCATCGCCGCCAGGTGTGAAATACATTCTCGATAACAATCCAATCAGCCTCAACGCTAACGAGCTGTTCGAACCCGATAAGCCCTGCTGCTTCCCGGCTATCGAGAGATCCTGGCAAGGAAAACCGGCGGACACGACCAAACCGTCTCTCCAAGACGTTGAGGCAAAAATGGTTGGTCTCGCAAAAGCCGATGGTTTCCCATCCGACTCGTTTGGCGGCAATTGCGAACCCGCCGATTCCACTAAATATATCAAGATGTTTCACATTGATTTTTCAAAAAATCGATATGCTCAGCTAACTTCTTACTAGCTATTTCATAGCGTCTTTCAATTTCCGAATAAGACTTCAATTCATTATTTCCTTTCCATGAATCTGCGATTGCGGCTTTTGTATGCTGATTTATTAGTCGTTTGAGCTTGTCCCATTCTCGTTTATCTTTAGTCATTGCTCAGCCTCTTGAACTGCTCGCAATAATCCGACACCTGGCTCACGGCTCGAGCCCCGTTAATATCGGAAGTCCGTTCTTGAGCTGCCAATAGGTCAGCAACACTCGAAACTCCCGCCAGCCCTTAGCCGAGTCTGCCTCGTTCCATTCGACGGTCTTGACCAAGCCTGGATTGTTGCGGGAGATGAAGATATTGGCCGTCCGGGCTTTCGGGCAGACCATCTCGCGATAGGCCGCAAGCTGTCGGCACTGCTCGGGATAGGCTCGAACATCATCATTGGGTCCGAACTCTTTACCCTTGAAGTCGATCACCCAGCCGAGTTCTTCGGATACCAAGTCGATGCGACCGCCGAAGCCATGCGGGTGAACTGCAGCGACTTCGGTACGCCAAAGGAACCGATCATCGCGTCCCGTGAGCTTGTGAAGTTCAGCTTTCACGGCGTCGATATAAGGGGTCACAGCCTCGCGATAATGGACTTCCCAGCCTTCTTCGCCCCATTTAAACCAATCCTCGATCGCCGCATGGATCTCCGTACCTCTAGCCGCCGCCTGCTTGGCTTGTTCCTGACTATCCTTCTCGATCATCGCCACGAGCTCGTCAGCGTCCGTCACGCTAGAAGCCCTAGGATGCGTCAGGGCGGCCATGATCCCTTGGCGCACCTTCCACCGTTCTAGCTGCGGGGCCGCCTCCAGGCGCGTTATAGTCGATACAGAGGGCACCAGGCCGTGAAGCCTGGCGTCCCTCAAGGTCGTCGGCCGCCACTTGCCATGAGCTCCTAGAATCTCGTAGGCGCACTCCACGGGCTGCCCTGGCTTGTACCAGTGAGCGCTTTCGGAGCCGGCCCCGGTACGGAACTGGGGCGGCTCAATACCGAAGGATTCGGAGAGCTTCACGCTAGTCCTTCCAAGGCGGATCGTTGTCGTACGCCTCGGCCGGGGGTGTGGGCGGACCGTCGTCCTCGCCCGGCTCACGAGCGGGAGCACGCGGCGGATTCAGCGCCGAGCGGGTCTGAGCCGAGATCGGCGCAGACTTCGCCGGCCGGATGCGCAAGCCCCCGACAGTCTTGCCGCCAAAAGCCACATAGGGATCGCTGTAGACGTTCACGACGCGGCCGATCATTTGCTCGCTGTCGTCGGTCTTCAAAGCCATCTTCAGTCGCGAGCCGTTCTCTTTGTTCACGACCATGGGCTTGTAGTTCTTGTCGGTCCAATGAACGACGAGCTTCGTCTCTTTGTCCTCGCCCTGGCCTACTTCCTGATAGTCGAAGTGGCTGATGGCGAGATCCTTGCCGGCGTCGCCAACGTCCTCTTTGCGCATGAAGTTCGTCTTGCTCGGTATCATATCGTCTATGCGTGGCATGTTTGTATCCTTCAACGAGTTTGTTTAAGTGATTGATAGAAACTGAGTGTTTGATCGACGCTCATTCCTCTACAGAGCTTCTTGTAGATCGCGGTGTAGGAAACGCCTAGCTTCCTTCCCCATGCACGTAGGTGCAGTCTTTCTCCTTTGTGTTCTAGAAAAACATTGTTCCCTTTGTTGGCAGCCTGCTCCATTCGAGAGGCCCAACGGCAATTGGCTGGTTCGTAGTTGCCGTCATTGTTGATTCTGTCAATGGTCAGTCCGCGCCGGTATCCGTTAGCTATTGCCCATTGCCTGTAAGGCGGATATGACATCCACTCTCTGCAAATCGAGATACCGCGACCGCCATAGCGGGCGTAGCTGACATGACTTGGGCGAGTGCAGCGGTACTTCATGTTCGCCCATTGCTGGTAAAGCAAACACGGCTGACGGCGCCCTTTAATCTTGGCGCTCGTTCTCCACCGCTGGCTGAAATGCATGTGCTTGCTCCTGTTCCTGTGCTTGTTGAAGTGCTATGACTCGCTGGTGCCACTCCCGCATTGAGTCAAGATGCGTGAGTAAATCTAAGTGATAACAAACGCCGTCTATGTGCTGTCCCGCTTTGAGCCTCGCGTTGACGATGACGCTGCGGTGCTTGTCTCGAACGGATCGTACCGTCGAGAGCGAAACATGCAGCTCACACGCGACATAGCTGAGCGAAATAGGTCTGCACAGCGCCGCCAGAATCCTTTCCGTCGTGGCTAGCTCAGGCTGTCGAGCCAGAGCTGATATTCCGGGTCTTGGCTCAACAGGTTCTGCCAATCTAGTTCCTTCTCGTACTGCCAGACTTCTTCTTCCCAGCGACGTTGCTCAAGTGAAAACTGATGTCCTTCTGCGGGTGTCATGGCTTTGTGGTTGTGTCCTGCTGGGACGCGCGCTTTGAAGCCTTGCGAACCTCGGCAATCAGCAAGCTGCTGCGGCCGCTCGGAAGGTTCTTCGAGATCGTCGCGCGCCCCGAACGATTGCGCATTGCGCGAGGGCCGAGATACGCAAGCACCGCGTGCTCATCGAGTATGATGTCGATGGTCGCGGTAACTCCATCGACCGTGATCGTCTGCGAACCGACAATGCTCACGGCTTTGCTCCTGCGTCGGTGGAGGGCTTTGCGGCGAATAGATCTGCGCGCATTTGCCTCGCCTGACGCGACGGACCGGCGTAGTAACTGTAAAGCGCAAAAGGTGCTGCGGCTACGCACGCGACCGTCCACCACGCCACCATCAGCGGCACTAAGGCGACCGACAGCGCGAGCAGACCGTAGTACTTCAGCTTATTCATCGTTCTTATCCTCGTGTTCGTCGTACCAATCCCGCTCACCCTCCGCATCCGGGTCCGGTATCGGCGCCTCGCGCTCAATCGGCATCCGGTCAATGGTGTAGCCGACGATCTCCGTGCGCGTGCGGCGCGGCTCTGGATTGGGCGCGTACTTAGTCATCAGTCGATCCCGCGCTCGAGCAGCCGATGTCGCTCGCGCTCGGATGCAGTCTCCCGCAGCCGAAGGAGCGGCGGCTTGCCTTCCCGATATTTGAGCTCCAAGCCCGCTTGCGCGAATGCTTCTATCATCCGCACGATGATTGCGTCGGAGTCGATCGCGGCGCAAGCGACAGGGGTGAACGAAGGATGAGTTATTTAGGGCCATTTAACTCACCAGGAATTATAGAAGCGCAGAATCGTGACATCCTTCGGGAGCTTTGAAACGTCAATCTCATATCCCTCCCGAGCATTGTCCCTCCATTCGGTAGCCTCGATCTTGACCTCGACACCATTCGGATCGGGATCACAATAGTCAAAGAACTTCTCCACTTCCTGCGGCGGGTCAATTCCCGCAGCCTGACAAGAATCCCAAATGGCCTTCATCTTCTTCCACTTCTCATCAGGCGGCTTAAATCCAAGAACATGTGTGCTCATACTCATGTTTCAGCTTCCTCCAGAGACAGCCTCTAGAAGGTCAGACAGCGCCAGCGGAAGGACGACTTACCGCCGGCACCGCCTTTCCAGGGCGACACGAAGCCAAGCCCCACGGCTTTAGTGGATGGTCCGCAACTCTTGCAATGACCTGGATTAGCTTTCGGCATTCCAGGGCAGGACTCGAACCTGCTGACTTGAGCCCGAGCACGACCGTCACGATAGATAGCGCGACGAACATCACCACGGAGAAGATTTGCCAGAGGTGGTTAATCATTGCCGAACTTCCTCTCGAACTCGTCTCGGTCCCGAACTAGAACCGGGTCTAGTTCGTACGTGTATCCACACTTCACGCACATGACGGTGTGGAGCTGAAACGGGTCGGCTCGGAACCGATGCTCACAAGCCTCTCGTCGTGCATCGAGCAGAACCTTTTTGTAGTGGGCCAGAACCGCTTCTTTCGCTGCTCGGCCGGTTGGGGTTTCGTCCATTTGGTTTAGCTCCATGTATTGTGTTTTTCGGCGACGTGTTCGTTACCGTCATATTCCTCGATCGAAAACTCAATGCCGTCAGGAATCTCAACGATACCCAGTCGGGCACACTCACCGTCCGCGGCCTTTCCAAGTTCTTCGACGGTTTGCACTAGCGCGGGATCGTTACGGTCGATGTCTCTATCGGACCAATAGCCTGTTTCGGGCATTTTGCTGATAAACCCTTCGCCGTCGGTTTCAACGGGAACAGTTGAGTAGTGCCAGAACTGCTCGAAGAACTGTCTCTTCTCGCGCCAGCGATACAGCTTGAGTTCCTTGATCTCGGCGTATCGGGAAATTCCCTTTTCACTGAGACTGAAGCCGCCGTAACATTTGTTGATGACGACCTTCACAGTTGCTTTCTCCTAAGTGTTGACGTAGAGTAACTACATCGATAGTTGCTGTCAAGGGTCAACAATGAGCGCACCGGGACTGAATCCGCAAATTGAAATTGCCCTCCGAATGAAGGGCAAGAGCTTCCGCATACTGGGCCGCGAGCTCGGCATCGATCCGAGCTACTTACACCGTGTATCGAACGGTGCCCATGCGAGCCAGGATGTGTTAGACAAACTCGGCCTCGAGCGCGTGGTGAAGATCACATATCGGCGCAAGCGACAGGGGTGAACGACAAATGTTGAAGGTAGAGCTTCAGGACTTCGATGCGCTGACGGACGCGGAGAAAATGGGCGCGTCGAACAATGGTTGCGGAAGGGAATGGGCGAATTATCTCCGCGTGACGCATAACGGTGAGACGCTATTCCTCGAGAACGACGCGATGGAGCCAGAAGATATTCGATTCACGCGCGATCTTTCGTGGGTCCGCGACGCGATTCTAAAAGCCTACGAACTCGGTAGAGTGGATGCGACAGGGGTGAACGAAGGATGAGCGACGAAGAAGCAAAAGAACTAATAGCGACACAAATAGAACTTGAGCGTCTCGCTGCCGAGAACAAGGCGCTCTTGGACGATAATCAAGGAATAGCGACGCTGCACAGATCAGCTCTGAATGCTTGCGAAATTCTAGCTAAGCAGAACGCCGCCCTGTCCAAGGTGCTGGACGAGCTGATCTACACGATAGATCACGAAGCCGTTCCAAACC